GATATGCCACATGTACCAAATATTCCAATTCATGTTCTTCGTTTCCTGTCCATATATGAATATTTGCAAGAACATTGGAAAGAATATGAACATGTTGTAACGACCGATGTTAAAGATGTTTATTTTCAAAAAAATCCATTTGAATGGTTGACAGTTTTAAATCGAACATCAACTAAATTGGTTGCAGGTTCAGAAGGCATGTTATATAAAGATGAACCTTGGGGTAATGACAACCTCATGCAAGCTTATGGATCTTATGTGCATGAACTAAACAAGAATAATAAAATATACAATGTTGGAACAATAGGTGGTAAATCAGAATATGTGAAAGACTTGGTATTCAATATTTTTACGAACGCAATACACCGACCTATTGCTATTTGTGACCAAGCTGTGTATAATGTTTTAATCCAAACTCAACCTTACAAATCAATTACTTATTTTGCTGAACAATCTAGTGCTTGGGCTTGTCAAGCAGGAACAACTGTTGATCCATCTAAAATTGGCCAATTTAGGCCTTTTCTCACAGAAAAAGAACCAATATTTAATGATGGAATAGTCAAGACTTATATGGGTGACACTTTCTGTATTGTACATCAATATGACAGAGTACCAGAATGGAAAAAGTTTGTACAAGAAAAGTATGGACAAGAAGATGAATCACAATTTTTTACTTATAGGACAACATAATGAGCGACACAATTACTTTTAATACTGAAACACAAGCTTTTGGTCATCACCAACCAATTTTCAAATGTTCAGGTTTTGGATTAGGAAATTTAATCAAAGATATGGTAGATCCAAAAGGTCTTGAGATTGGGTGTGATATTGGAGATACTTCTAATTTTTTACTAGATGTTAATCCAACACTACATTTAACCTCTATTGATCCATATGTTAACTATATTGATTGGAATGGTAATCCATTAAATGAACGTGAAGAAATTTTCAATAGAGCAATGAGTAGATTGGCGGGATACAGTAATCGTTTTGACCTTGTTCGCCAATATTCAGATGAAGCTGTTACTCTATTTGATGATGAACAATTCGATTTTATTTTCATTGACGGACTCCACACTTATGACCAGTTGACTAAAGACTGTGCTAATTATTATTCTAAGTTGAAACCTGGTGGCATTTTTTCTGGCCATGATTATACTGCAATTAAGGATATCAACAGAGCTTGTACCGAATTTGCTGCAAAGGTAGGTAAAGAAATTTTAACAACTGAATGTGATGTTTGGTACTGGATAAAATGAAAAACTGTATAGTATTATCAGGTCAATATAGGACCTTCGAGAAAACAAAAAAGAACTTAAAACATTTCATAGAAGTGAATGAAATGGATGTTTTCTGCCATCTTTGGTCAACAAACCATGAAGAATATGTTGATATTGTTGAAACTTTGAAACCTAAATCTATCATTGTTGAAGACACATCAAAATATGCCGATGAATTTAAGTTGATTCAAGAAAGAGCATTTGCAGCTAATCCAAAAGTGACTACTGTAATTGATGATATTGCAAAGAATGCTTCTATGAACTATGGTCGCAAAATAGCATTTGAATCAATAACAGGTGAATATGAAACCCTAGCATATTGCCGTTATGATATTGGTTTTGATTATATTTTTAAATTTGAAAATGTTGACCGAGTATTGACACCAGAAGTTGAATCATATAATTTGATTTCTGATATTTTTGCAATCATGCCTTTTACTGATGCACCAAAGTATTTCCTTTACGATAACTATGAACATCTTTATTCAACACAATTTGAAAATGAATTTGAAACTTGGTTAAGAATGATAAAACAATATCCAGAAAATGATATTAAAATACACAAAGAGCAAAGATACTGTCCACACATGGCTCTATTAAGAAATCTACATAACAATAATGTTAAGTACAATACAACAACAAAACTACCTGTGTTTCTACAAAGATGAAAATAGCATTATGTTTCTCTGGCCAAGCTAGAGCTGTAAAATCTGGTTATGAGTATTACAAACGTAATCTTCTAGACCATTATGATGTGGATGTGTTCTTTCATACTTGGAATTTTCCAGGTTTGGAAGAAATGATTCAATTATATAAACCAGTCCTTTATGACAATGAAGAACAGTTTGTTGTTGAAGCTGATACAGTATATACGAATACACCAAACATAGTAAAACATCCTCCAAGATTCACATATTACATGTTACATTCTATAAATCTTTCCAAAAAACTGATGGAGATTAGTAATGTTGAATATGATTGGGTGATTAAATCTAGAACAGATTACGCTTTGAATGTTAAAATTCCTTTTGAAGAATTGGACAATACAAAACTTTATATTCCAAATTGTAGAATGGTACCTGAAAGAGATTTTGGTAATGACCAGTTTGCCTTTGGTTCAAAAGAAACTATGATTAAGTATATGTCAACTTTTGAAAATATGGACAAATATTATGACGCAGGTGCAGTATACATTGGTGAAAATCTGATGCAGGCTAATTTGCATGAACATAATCTGCATGGTGATAAACTTGTATACGTTAATATGAATAATCCATTTCCTCCAGGTGAACATAATGGTACATGGCATTCTTTGATTCGTGATAGTGTTGAAGAATGGCGAAAATCTTAAAGGAACTATCTGGCCATTCGGGTAGTAAAATTTACCTGATGGAAGATGATACTGGCCTATTTGTTCGTAAAGTGGGCAACACAACCAGAAACATAAAGAGACTTAGGGCATTGAAGGCGTTGTCCTATGCTGTTCCCACTATCTACAGAATAGATGGTGACTCATTTGATATGGAATACATCCATGGATTAGACATGAAGAACTATCTAGCTACAAACAGCACAAAAGAATTGGAGACCTTTCTATTATCTGTGTTGAAAAAAATGACGAATGTTTGTAATGATACACGTTACGATTTCACTAGGATATATGAACAAAAACTATCTTGGTTGGACTCAAGCCATGGGTTTCCTTTTACTAAAGAAGAACTCATTGCCAAACTGCCAAAGATATTACCAAAAACTTCACACCACGGTGATTTTACGTTAGAGAATATTATTCATTCTGAAAATGGATTCTATATGATTGATGCTGTCAGTATAGAATATGAATCGTACATATTTGACATTGCAAAACTTAGGCAAGATTTAGAATGCCGTTGGTTTTTGCGTAACGATAATATAAGATTGGGCGCAAAATTAAACGATTTACAAAACAAGATTCTAGAGGTATTTCCTGAGGCCTCTGATGATAATTTGTTGATATTAATGTTATTGAGAGTATACCTACATACTCAGAAGAATGATTCAAACTATAAGTTTATTATGAAAGAGATTAAAAGATTATGGAAATAATTGTACCTGCTGCTGGATTATCCAGTAGGTTTCCTGGAATGAAACCAAAATATCTTCTTTATGATTACAAACATAAGATGATGTTACAGAGAGCATTGGAAAACTATACAGATTATAATGTGACTATTGGTATTTTAAAAGAACATGATGAAAAATACTATGCATCTGATTTTATCAAGCATGAGTTTGGTGACAAAGTTAATATTGTAGTATTGGATAAAGTTACAAATGGACCAGCTGATACAGTATATCAGATACTACAAAAATCCAATATTAGTGATGACCAAGAATTCTTGATTAAAGATTGTGATAGTTTTTTTGACCATGATATTACTCAAGGCAATTATGTTTGTGTATCTGATATTTCTGAACATGAAGTGTTGAACAAACTAGCATCAAAAAGTTTTATCATTTCAAACGAACAGGGAATTATTACCAACATAATTGAAAAGAAAGTTGTTTCAAACAAGTTTTGTGTTGGTGGTTATAAGTTTAATTCCGTTGGTGAATATAAAAATACATTTGAAAAAATATCAACAGAAAAAGAAATCTTTGTTTCTGATGTAATTTCCGTGATGTTACAGAATGGTGTGGTTTTCACCGAGAAACTTGTGACAGAGTATACAGATGTTGGAACATCACAAGAATGGTTTAAATATAATGACAGACCTGTAATCTTTTGTGATATTGATGGAACAATAGTAAAATCACAATCAAGAGTTGGTGTAAACACTTTTGATGATGTTCCAATTCCATTAGAGAATAATGTAAAGAGGTTATTGCAGCTACAAGAACAAGGAGCTCAATTTATCTTTACGACAGCTAGAAAAAACCAATACTTTTTGAATACAGATACAATGTTGCAGAATTTGGGTTTTGAAAATTTCACTTTAATTATGGACTTGCAAAACTCCAAAAGAATCCTAATTAACGATTTCAATACTGCAAATCCATTTCCTAGGGCTCAAGCAATTAATATTGAACGCAATAGTGACACATTGGATTTTTACTTATGAATTTTTTTCCAGATAAAAACTTATTTTTAGTCACATCGGCGATTAAACCGTTGGATAGTGTATTCTTTACAGATGAACAAAGGATGCACCAAACAATTGATACGTTGATTTCAATTAGGAAAAAGATGCCAAAATCCATAATCATTTTGGCTGAAGCTTCATTTAATCCACTATCAGATGGTGAGAAAACTACACTACAACAATTCTGCAACGGGTACATAGATTTGTCTACACAAACAGATGTTAGAGGATTTTCCGGTGTAAAATTGAAATCACAGGCTGAAACTGCTTTACTCTTTTACAGTCTTATGTCTTTGAAACAACAACCCTTCATTCGTGAGGTTAAGAGGATTTTCAAATTTTCGGGTAGAACAATTTTGGATGATAGTTTTAATTTGAATGATTATGACAATTTGTTTGGTAAATATGTTTTCAAAAAACGCATTCCGACTTGGATGCCTAGAGTTGTTTATGGTGCCAGTGACCTATTAATTACTAGAATGTATTCGTTCTGTCCTTCTCTAATTGATAATTATCTAGAAGTTTTAGGTAAAAATCTTGACCTGTTGAATCATATGGACACAGAACATGCTCATTTCGTAAACATTCCAAAGAAGTATTTGGTGGAATTTGATACAATCCATTGTACTGGATGGTTGTCTGGCAACGGACAAATAGAAAAATATTGACTATGTATTCTCCTCAATCTCTGTGGATTTAGGACATTGAATTAAAAAGTTGTATAAATAACTTATGGTAACCAGAGTGTGTTACAATTCTAAGGACAATCAATGAAAACTTTTATTTCCTTCTTAAAAGAAGAGGCTGAACCAGAAGGTTCTGCTTTAAAACATATTCACCACGCGGAAGACCGTCCATTAATGCACGGCGCCGAAGGTTTTGAACATGCACATGGTGCTTTGATGCAGGCTCACGAACACATGAAAGCAAAAGCAAAAAGCAGCAATTTGACCATGAAATATGATGGATCACCTGCGATTGTCTTTGGACACCACCCAAAAACAGGTAAATTCTTTGTTGCAAGCAAGTCTGCATTCAACAAGACCCCAAAAATCAACCACACAGAAGCTGATATTGACAGGAACCATGGCCACGCGCCTGGACTTGCAGCAAAACTTAAAACTGCTTTGAAAAATTTGCCAAAAGTTACACCAAAACATGGTGTTTATCAAGGCGACATGATGCATTCATCAGAGGATTTACACCACCATGACTAAAAAAGTATCGTTTACTCCAAACACAATCACCTACACAGCCCACGGTGATAACGCTAAAAAGATTGGTGCATCCAAGGTTGGTGTTGTGGTACACACAAAATATCATGGTTCCGACATTAGTAATATGTCCGCACACCATGATGTTGACCTCCACAATTTTAAACAGCACAAAGATGTTCACCATCATGGCGCAGAACATGATACAGCAAAGGTTGATTATCCAGCACATGCACAGGATGAATTCCACAAGCATATGGCAGCTGCAAAAGAAATTCATGACACGCATGGTGCGAAAATGTATCCTGCAACTGCCAAGCACAGAGGTGAAAATACACACTTAACGACCTATATCAATAAAACGGTTGACACGGGTGAAGTTCCAAATGTTTCAGGATTAAAAACTCATATTAAAACTCAGCACGCCAAAATGGCAGATAAAGTTAAAACAGCGGCCGCAAAAAATGCAAAGACTTCTGCAGGACAAGAACATATCAACCATATTGAGAAAAATAAAGAGCATTATCAGAATCTTTTGACAATGCACCATCATTTGGCACAAGCTAAAAATACTCTAGTTAAGCATCTAGAGGGCCACGAAGGCCATTATGAACATCACATTGGTGGTGTTAAATCTAAGCCTGAAGGATTTGTGGTTCACCATACTCCAGAGAGTGGAAAAACCGAACCAACAAAACTAGTAAATAGAGCAGAATTCGCAAGACAAAATAGATTAAAAATCCGAAAATAAATGAAATCATTTCTAGAAGTTATACAAGAAAAAGCATCTGGTGATGTTCACCATGTGATGTCCTTTGGTCGGATGAATCCTCCAACAACCGGTCATTTAAAGCTTATAGATAAAGTAAAAGAAGTTGCAAAAAAGCAAGGTGCGGATCATTCCGTTGTTGTTTCTCATTCGCAAGATTCTAAAAAGAATCCTCTTTCAGCTGAACAAAAAATTAAGCATCTAAAGAGATATTCTCCTGGTACAAACTTTGAAGCATCATCTAAAAAGAAACCAACATTTCTACAACACGCAGCGGAATTACATAAAAAAGGTGTAACACACCTTCATATGGTAGTTGGTTCTGACCGTGTTAAAGAGATGCACGATAAGTTACAACAATATAATGGAACTCATCCTGGTGCTTTGCATAATTTCAAGAAGATAACTGTTCATTCTGCTGGACAAAGAGATCCAGACGCGGAAGGCACAGAAGGAATGTCTGGCACAAAGATGCGTGAACATGCCAAGAATAGTAACTTTGGAGAATTCCGTAAAGGTGTTCCATCTCATGTGGCAGACCACCATGCAAAAGAATTGATGCATGATGTTCGCAAAGGAATGGGATTACATGAAGATTACAGTTATGGCCGCCACAAAGCAATCTTTGTAACTGGTGGTCCAGGTTCAGGTAAAGACATTATCGTCCGTGAGTGTATTGCTTCACAGAAGATTGTCGAACATAATTTCCAACAAGTTGTGGATATTCTAAATGATAAACACAAGCTTGCAATGAGATCCATGAATCCAAAATTTGAATCCATACGGACTCGCGCACCATTAATCATCAATGGACCAGCAGACGATTTACAGAAAATTGGCCAAATCAAGGAAGAATTGGAAGAACTAGGTTATCAAACAATGATGGTGTTTGTAGATACAACCAATTCAGTCAGTAAAGAAAGAAACACATTCTTGTCTAAGATGATGATGGAATCTATTCGCCAAACTAAATGGGAAAAAGCACAACAGAATGCTGAACAACTTGCTGAAATGTTTACTGATTTTGTAAGATTCGACAATTCGGGTGACTTAGAATCTAAAGAAGAAGATATTACAGAAACTTACAAACTAACAAAAGAGTTCCTATCTTCTAGTTCTATTATTGAATCTCTACAGAGCGGCAATCGTTTCCGAAGTATATACGAAAGTTCTAAGACCAAAGTTAAGGTTTTAAAAGATAATAATAGTCCTTTCATGCAAGCTCAATATAAAATGGGTAAACAAGATGATGTTCGTGATGGTGATGTAAAATCAAATAGCACCTATGCATTCAGAACATATGCGGAAGCCAATTTCAATAAAGACAAAGAAACTGGTAAGAAAAAGACTGCATTAACAAATAATAAAGTTTCAGATGGAACTGGTATTGGTCAAACTATGAATGCAAGAAGTGGTGGCGGCGGTGATGCTGCAAACATTGGTGGTGCAGGATTAGGTAATCAAACCTATAGTGAGGCTGAAGAATTCGACAACATCAATGTTGCTGGATCAGGTTTTGATTCTAGACCTAAAAAAGTTAGTCCAAATCCATTGGGTGAAAAGAAGAAACTCAGAGGATTCAAAGAATCTGTATACTCCGGTGAAACAGGTAATGAAATGGGAGTTGCAGGTGTAATGGGAGGTGCGATGAATAAAGAACCTCTAGTTAAGCCTACAGATAAATACATACAATCGGGTATTACATCCAAAACACAAAAGAAAAAATCAGGAGCAAAATAATGTTTACAAAGAATAGTGTTTCACAATCAATGATAGATGCAGTTCAGTCTGTTCTGGCTGAAGACAA